CTCTTTGAACTTAATCTTAGAAGTATACAGACTGCGATGCAGGTGTAAACGCTTCACCAAGACCCTGAACAATTACAACGTGGTAATAGAGGTCAGCACCGAAGATGTTATCAACGACACCATAACGAGTCAGAAGACCAACGCGCGGAGCGAAGTCGTTCGGACCAATAGTTCTCTGAACCATGACTGGAATGTATGGGCAATAGATGATACCAGTATCGTAGAATTCTGGTCCCTTGTATCCAAGGAGAGCATATTCAATCGATGTTGTACCAGAGTAGCTTTGGCCGAAGCCTCCACGTTGTACTTCAGTACGGGTATCACGGTAAATGCTAAATCTTCCGCCAAGCGAACCGATCTTAGCGATTCCAACAGGCTGTGTGTTAACGTCACCCTGTACAGGTACCCACTGGAATTCAGGGAGCATCTCAAGGATAGCGCAAACTTTTGGTGTTGCAACTACAAAGTTGGCAGCACCACGTCTGTTACGAACGGCAATACGGTTAGCTTCGATAATAAGTTTCTGATAGAAGTCGCGGTTACGCTCTACGAGCCAGCGTCCATCAGCAGAAGCAGGACTCCAGAAGGAGTATCCTTGTCCGCTGGACCCATTAAGGGCAGACTGGATCATTCTCATGAGCATTTCACGGTCAATCTCTGCCTGGATCTCATACGACATAGCGTTTGTGATCTCAGAATCGATATCAATTCCGTTCATGTTCTTGAGGTCTTGCTCGAGCTCAACAGACCAACGGGCTCCAAGTCTACGAGTTCCAGCTTCAACAGCTGTCTTCTCGAATTTGACTTCGACCTGTGGAATGTTACCAGTGATTTCGAATGCAGATAAGATCTGGGCAGTACCCTGATCTTCAGCAGCAAATCCAAAATCAGCATTACCAGAGAGTTGTGTTGACGAAGCACCAGTGAATCGGGTATCAAGTAATTGATATCCAAGTTCATTAGCTGGGAAGTCTGCTTGCGTGGTACCACCATATGGGAAGTTTCTTCCTGGAGGTGTACCAGCACCACCGTCTCCGGTAGTGTTCTTGTTATCATCAACACCGTTTCCGAGTGTATCAGACTGGTAAGCATAACGTAAAGCAAATGCAAGTCCAACAGGACCAGACATTGGCTGAACGCCTACAATCTCATTAGTAATAAGCTCAGGGAACGTACGACGAATCATCGGGATTAAGACTTTCGGAAGACGTGCATCTTGAGGAGCGTAAGTATCACCTGAGGAAGGCTGACTACCAGGGTTGAAGATTGTTCCTCCCTGTGCAGCTCCACCGAGTGATCCGCCACCTGTTGAATTACTCTCTTCGATACACCATTTTTCTTGGTTCTCAAGAAGAATAGCAGTATTTAAGCGAGTAGTATCGTCTTCGATAGGCTTAACGCTATCAGAAGAATATTCAAGAACTGGTGCCCACTTCTCAAGAAGTGAATCAGCTCTATTTCTATCTATAAATGATTGTGGTTTATTCATAATTTTATTATTTCTTTCTATATTTTTTTCGACCTTCATGGAGGCAAGCTCCAAGATATTCAGGCACCGTATGCCTCATTGTTCAGGGATAAATTCTACTTCATACGATTTAGCTCAGCTAAATACGGATTTGAAGTTGACGTATCAATCTTTTCCTCTACAATCTTAGGTGCATCAGCTTTAACTGTGCGAGTTGTAAAGGCTTCCTCTTTAATAACATCGATTCTTTCCTTCTCTTTCTTATCAAAGAGTTTGGCAGTGTATTCGAAGTTTTCCTCAATAAATTTTGGTGCCTTATCACTAAGTACCTTACGTAAGTATTCCGCTTTCTTATCTGAAAGTTTAGAGGTCTTTGATTCAATAAGTAAATTAGCTCTTGTCTTATGGTAAGCCTCTTTAAGGACCTTATTCTCTTTCTCGAGATTGTTAAGCTTCTCACTTAATGTATCAATCTGAGTCTTACCATCCATAACAGCATCCTTAACCGACTCACTCATGAGTGAAGAGTCAACGGCTAGTACTTGTCGAAGATTAGATAAAACGTGCATTGCTGTTTTATTCTGAGTTGCTTCTAAAATAGCATCTGCAGGAATTGACTCCTCGATAAACTCTTCTAAGTAATCAGAAATAGACTCAACTAAGCTCTCTTTGAAAGTAGAAGCACTAGAGTTAATATCTTTTTCGTATTTGTTAATAACAGTAATTAATTTTTCTGCATTGTTACGATCAACTGCCTCAACTACCCTTTCGAGCTTCGATGTGTGATCTTTATCAATTGCACCAACTAATTCTTGTAATTTTTCAGCATACAGTTCGTCTTGTTGAGCTAAAGCTGCTTCTACGGATAACGTGACTTTATCTTTGAGGGCAGACTCGATAGTATCAATAGACTCTTCTGTAAGAACTTCGGTGACGCTTTCTGGTAGTAATGTTTTT